GCGATACCACTAAATGAAGAGTTTAGTGTAGATAGTATTGTTTTTTGCAATTTGCCTGGAGATAAATTTTTGCCTATTGGAAAAGTAGCTAAAACTATATATGAGCCTGGCAAGACTGAGTTGAGACCCTCTTTGATATATGGTAAGATTACAGATATTAAAACTAAGCCCGCGTATTTACGGAATTTGATACGAAATGGAGAAGAAATAAATATGAAACATAGAAATTTGGTGAAGTGTGCTATGGATACTCCATATATTGATGATGATCTGATAGATAGAGCATTTGAGCTGGTGAAGAATAAGTGGCTTTCTAATAGAGACAAGAGATTAGCAAAAATCTTAACCTGGGAAGAGTGTATTTGTGGTTCACCAGACTCAGAGTACTTGGGCCCGATAAATCGTCAAAGTTCACCTGGATATCCATGGATTTTGAACAGACCCGCAGGGAAGAAAGGGAAAACTGGATGGTTTGGAGACCAGGATTATATCTTGTCAGCAGAAGTAGAAGAAGCAGTGGACTATAGGATAGAAGAAGCTAAGAGAGGTAGAAGAGTGCCTACAGTTTGGATCGATACATTGAAAGATGAACGGCGACCAATCGAAAAGGTAGATGCTCTTAAAACCCGAGTATTTTCCAATGGACCCATGGATTATTCCATATGTTTTCGTAAATATTTTTTGGGCTTTATAGCCCATTTAATGGAAAACCGTATTACGAATGAAGTTAGTATTGGCACGAATGTATATTCTCAGGATTGGAAGAAAACAGCAATGAAATTATTATCTAAAGGCAGGAAAGTTATTGCTGGAGATTTTTCCACTTTTGATGGTACATTGAATTCGTGCCTAATGGCTAAGTTCGTTGACTTGGCTAATGAGTTTTATAATGATGGACCAGAAAACGCTTTGATTAGGGAAGTTCTTTTCAAAGATGTTTATAACAGTGTGCATCTATGTGATGGTTCTGTCTATATGATGACTCATAGTCAACCATCTGGTAATCCCGCAACCACACC